TCGCGGAAGTGACGAGTTCGTTGTCCCAGTGATTTAAGCCCTCGCGAAAGAGGGCATCATCCTTGGCGAGCTTGCGGTTGTCGGAGTCATCGGCAACGGCGATCTCAAGGCGATCCTTCGCTTCGAGCCATACGTCCTTCTCTGAAATCGCATCGAAGTCTGGATCCCGGTCGCTCATATCGTGGACTGGCGGCGCCGCGCCCTCCATTCACTGGTCCGCATAGTATTGGTCCAAAGTCCCATGCTATTTCCGCATCCATCGTGTGTCGCCCTGCCGTCGTATGACCTGAACGGGCGCAACTTCCTTCTTTTCCTCGGGCGCCTTCATCAGTTCGGGGAACAGGTCGCTCATCGCCCAGATCATGGCATCCGCCCGGTTCGGTGAGTGATCGCCGGTAAAGCCATAGGTCGTGAAGCCACTCAGTTCTTCCTCGAGGTCCCGATGAAACCCCACAAGCCTACACTTGCCGGTCTCGAATAGCGCAGATATCGGCTCAGCGCGCACCACCTTGCCGCGGGAGGCCGTCAAGCTCCGAAACGGCACGCGCGTCTTCTGCTCCAATGCGGCGGTGCGAATGACGTGCCCGACCATCGCTCCGCCGTAGTTCACCTCGCCCACGATCCGATCGCACTTCTCGCGCAAGTACGCCTGCACCGCAACACGACCCCAAGTCGCAGGCCCCGCTTTGACGGTCAAGTCGTGGAACACATAGCCGATGCCATCCATTCCCAACCCGCAGACGCTGATGCCGATCTCGTCATTATCGATGTTGTCCTCTTCCTCGGCACCCGAGGGGTCGACCGCCACCACCATACGCAACATGTCGGGCAGGTCCTGCTCGATGACGCGCCACTTGTCGAGGTTTTCATCGCTGAAGAGGGCATTCGGAGCGAGTTCGCCGAACTCGCCCAGCAAGAAACGCTTCTGCAGGCGCGCGGAGAGCCCCTGGAGGGTCTTCAGGTAATCGGCCGGCAGGTTCGGCAGGTTATCGATGGGATTGACCTGGAGCGAGGCGTAATCGCCTTCGGGCAGTTCCTGCTTGCTCTCCGGGTCGCGCTTCAACTTGAACATCTGATAGGTCCAGTGACCTTTCGACGGCGGATTCTCGTCGTAGAAGACTTTCAAGGGCAGCGGCGCGGGCGCAATGCCTGCGAGATTGTAGTTGACCTTTTGCGCTAAGCGCGTGATGGCAACGTTCCGCGAGGCGTATGGGATCTGACTGCATTCGTTGAACGCGATCGTGGCGTATTCGTTGCCCAGGATCTTTTCCACCCGATCCTTGTCATCGAGGCCGCCGAACCAGACTTCAGCGCCATTCTCCCAACGCGCATAGAGGTCGGACTTGTTGAGTTCGTACTCGACCTTCGGCCAGCAGATGCGCATGACCTTGGGGAAGGTGTCCATGACGATGGAGGATTTGATGTGCCCCAGGCGAAACCGCAGGATGCAGTGGCGGGAGCCGGGGGCGATCTGCGCGCGCACGCAGACCTTGCGCACGATGAGAAAGGTTTTGCCCGAGCGGGAGCCGCCGAAGAGCATGACGTGCGTCGCAGAGCCGTTGAGCAGGGCATCGGCTTCAATCTGCTTTGGGGTGAGTTGGAATGTCACTGGCGATCATTTGGAAGGTCAGCGGGCCATCAGATTTGTGAGTGAGCGCAGCCTCGGTCTTGGAGCGCCATTTCTGCGGTTGACGATTGGTGAGCCAGAGGGTTGCGGCTCCTACGTCGGGCGGGACGTGCTCCACGTATGGAGTCGCCGTGACCCCGCCCTCGTAGCTTGTGAAATGGACGGCGTTGAACGAGTACCCGACAGCGCGATGGAACAGCGATCGCTCCACCCGTTCGTCGCAGATTTCCTTGCCTGCCTGTAACGCCTCTCTAAATTCGGGATGGATCTTTTGCCATCGGTAGAGCGTAGAGACATGAATTCCAAGGGATTCTGCAACCTCGAAGTCCGTTGAACCGCTCACGCATAGGTTATGCACAACCTCGCAGAAGGCCGGCTCGTAATCGGTGGGTCTGCCAATAGGCTCAGCCATTCAATTGATCGTCTCTTGCGCTGCATCATCCGGCGCGAGCCGAATGGCATCGGGCAGCCACGCAACGAGTTCCTTGCAGAACTTGACGCTATCCTCGCGGGTGAGCGAGCCCATGACGGTGATGGCCTGGCCGCGGGTTTGCACCATGACGATGCAGCCGGTGTCGCGGGACATCGCGACGGAATAGGCGGTGGGATCTTTGAAGACGGTCTTTTTCATGCGGGCGCGACCTCCAGCAATTGGGCGATGATCAGCTTCTGGATTTCGTTAATGGTCATCTCGGAAATGCCCGACAGTTGGACGAATTTCTCGCTGCCATCGGCGGGCGCTTCTGCATCCCACGCGCGCGCCCAGCCCGTCCCATTGCGATGCAGCATGGAGCGGTGGGAGCGATGGTCATAGAGGCGCAGATGGACGTGATCCATGAAGCTCTCGGGATCGATCTGGAACCATGCTTCGCAGGCATTGTAGCGCCCGATATCGATGCCTGCGGCGCAGCCCGCATTGGCGATCATGGAGATGGTGAGCGGCTTCACCACACCCTCGCTTTGGCCGGCATATACCAGGTCGAGGTAAACTGCTGGGCATCGTGGCTCGAGGCGAAGTCGATGAAGTTATGCGTCTGGAAGTCCACCTCCTCGCCCAGAATCGTAGCCCGATAGCTGCCATCGGTGAATTTACGCAGATCCAGGAGCGTCCCCGGTATCCAATGCGCGGGGTAGGACACCCCCCCTTGGCTTGGTAGCGTCTCAGGCACGATCGCCGCTTGTGGAGCTTCTGGTGCCTCCCAGCGGCGAACTTTGTCACGCTTGCGGTTACTCATACGACTCTTCCCGCATACCCGCCAACTCATTGGCTGACATTTCGCGAATGGATATTCGCAAATGCAACTGCGAACCCGCTATCCATTCACTTCCCGACCAATCGCGCAAACTGTTCAGCATCGGAATCAAAAAACGCGCAGAGAATTCTTCATCGGTCAGCGAAGCATAGTGCGCCGGATTGATGAACGAATCGACCACCGAAGCTTTCATATTTCCACCCCAGCCACATCTTCCTGCCGTGCATGCAGGCAGTAGCGCGTGCCCCAGTAAAAGCTATCGAACGCGGCCTTTCCGGTCTGCCGGCCGTCCAAGTGCACGATTTGGCCCACTCGGACCTCGGTCGGCACGAAGACCATTCCAGCTTCCACCGTGGCACGCTTACCCTTGGGCGGATTTTTGTTGCCCTCCTTGTCGCGGTAGACGTTCGGCCAATGTCCGGGGCCGATCGCCAAGACGTAGGCGCGCACCAGTTTGCTCGAGTGCGGCGGAATCACCAGGATGCGGCTATGCCGCACATCGATGGGTGCAACGATCATTTGATCGCGCAGACAACGAAGCTTGACTTGCGCTGGGATGAAATCGATGGTCTCGGGATTGAGCGCAACGCCGCGCTCGGTTGGGGACGGCTGATAGTGTCGGCGCTTCGGCTGCGCGTGGCGCCGGACGCGGCTTGGGGCGATCATCGGATGACCCCATGCTCTGCCATTGGTTTTGGCTGATCGTCTGAGGGATTGCCCAAATTGGCATATCCGACCGGCATCTTGACCCATTCCCGCGTGACATCCTCCCGCTTCCTGGGGGCAATCGCATAAGGACCCGACGAGGGGAAGGGTCTGACCTCCCACAAGGGGCAACTGATGGCGGAGCATTGGGCGACCTGTTCACGCCAGGTACCGCCCCCGCAGTGGGGATCGTAGATGCAGTCCTTGCATTTCTCATCGATGGCTTTGCGCAGGCTCATCGCTTGATCGGCTTGCCGCGATACCAGAAGCGGCCATCGGGACGGCGCGGGGTGGCAGGCTTGGTGCCGAGGAGCTTGTTCAAGGGGATGGCCTGCATGCGAACCTCGCCGGGGGAGCGTGGCGGGAGTGTGGGCTGCGCGCGCGGATTTGTCACGTACTAAACCGCGCACGAACGCGCTGCACATGCGCGGCCACATCATCGACCGTGCGCACCACTTCGACCCGAGAACCGCGCCACAGCTTGCTAAAGAGCTTCTGATGCGGTTCTAGCTCTCCACCGTCCGTTTTGATCTCGACCGGACAGGTCACCCCGGCGATCCCGACGACCAAATCGACGAAGCGAGGCACTTTGTGGGTATCCGCCACCGAACAATGCAGCGCTTCGTAGGCCTTGATGATGGCCTCATGGTTGGCGTCCTTCTTGGGCGCGTAGATGTAATCGCTCACGGATGCCCCCACATCTGCCGCTCGCGCATCCGCTGACAGACGTTCGCCACCCACCACTGCGGAATCTCCAAGCGATTGGCAATGCCCTTCATGGTGCCCAATTGCTGCTTAGCGGCATACCAGCGCTCGATCTCGCGGCGAATGTCCAGCGGAACTTTTGCTCTCATGCGGCGGATTCCGTAGAATGTTGCAGTACAGCGAGCGGGGAGCCCCTTAGCGCAAACCCTGTTCAAGCAGACTCCTGGCCGTGTGGGCCAACGAGTCCAGGAGTCTGCTCCTTCAGCTTCTCCCTCGTAGCATGCTCCTCGGCGTACTTCTGTGCGCTAGCCAACGTAGGCAGCTCGCGGGCCAGAATCCCGAACTTGCGCCGGGCATTGAGCCAGACTGCCCAGTGACCTCTTGAATCTCGATACGCGGCGTAGGGGGCACTAAAGGCTCCGTGATTGCGCACAATCCATTTCATAGGATATGTTTCCAATTACGATGTTTGTGACGCAAATCAAGAATAGTATGCGCCGACACTCCAAATCGCTTAGCCAAGCGCTGCACAACACGATAACCGTAGGGCGTATTTCTGATCTCAATCACCTCATCTGATGTTAGCTTGGCTCTGCCAGCGCGCTCACCTCTAACCCCGCGCCCTTTCCGATCTCTATCCGCCACGTTGTCGGCTGCAGTACCAACAAACATCGATGAGCCAAGACGCGTTTTCCAGCAATTACAATACGTCCGTATCCAACTTTACTATTCGCAGCTTGTAGCCAGATCCAACATCCGGATTCAGTCACCGGCATATAGCATTCGTCAAAATCCCTAACCCAGTTGACGCGATTCCCTCTGCTCACTTCGCCCCCTCAAACGGCTTGTCCGGGTCCTGATTCACCAGCACGCGCCACTGACGGACTTCGACTTCGAGCGCTTGGATGCGCTCCAGGTACGAAGCTTCCGCCTGGACTTGCGCGATCCCGATCCGCTGATGCGTTGCGGCAAGATCGTCGTAGTCGGCCGCTGCCACTACCTCAATCGGATCGCTCGCATGTGTCCATGGCGGTAGCTTCCAGCGCTTGACGGTAGTCATGTTTTAACCCTCAGAATTTCATTGCGGCGCTCGTCAGGCTTAATTGCGCATATCCATCGATCCTTGACTGATTGAATCTTGCCGTCCTTCCAACTCCCATTGCCAGTGGGCGGTGGTTTCAGTCGGTGCCATGTCGGAGCCCAGACCCAGTTGCACGCCTTATACAG